GAATCCGTTACGTTCGATGACGAAGGCATGACAGCGTCTGGCAGATTGTTTGTAGAAACAACTGTTGGCATGGACATGTACAAAGTTTTAAAAGAATCACCTAATTTATTTGGCGGTGTAAGTGTTGGTGCATATGCTGATGAGGCTTGCTACGTCGACGCTGAAGGCGTGATGATTGACCCTGCAAGCGAAGGTGACGATGCTTACTTTCAAATTACCAAAGGCGGTTTGCGCGAAGTGTCTGTCGTTATGTACCCAAACAATTTAGAAGCAAGCATACAAAAATTAGAATACTTTGATGATGAGGGAAAAACTAACCCTCGCACGATTGAGATAGTACTGCGTGATGCAGGCCTGTCCAAAAAAGATGCGACCACCGCGTCTTCTATTTTGAAGAAAGTTTTAGAACAGCGTGATGCTACTAAGCCTATTCAAAAAGCCCCGGCACAGAGTGATTCTGACGCGGTGGTAAACGAAACTGATTTAATAATCGCTGCTTTAGAAGCACGAGAGTTAATGAAAGCCCTTTCAAAACGCATTTAAGGAAATAATCATGTCAGAACAAATCATTGCAAAATTAGATGAAATCGAAGCCAACACAATCACCAAGATTGAAGAGGGTAAAGTTTCAGCCATTGCAGCGGTAGAAGAAGCTCGATCATCTTTTGAGGAAAAGGTTGCAGCACTAGAAGCCAAAGTTGCATCTATTCAAGCCCCTGCGGTTATCAAAACTTATAAAACTATTACGCAAGAAGTTAACCGTTCAGTTAAAGAGCAGATTAGTAACTTCTATAAATCAGGCGCAAAAGTTGAAAAAGAATTAACCATGTTTGCTGATGAGTCGCAATATGACGCATACATGAAAGAAGCCTCAGCTTTAACTGGCGGTGGCGCAGGTGTTGGTGGTCGTACAGCTTACGACCCTGTGTTCGTTGCTTTGCGTTTAGCTAATCCAATGAGAGGTTGTGCACGTGCCGTTGCTACTGACGGTTCAACATACCAGTTCCGCGCTAAGACTGGCAACACGGGCGCAGCATGGGGCTACGCAATTCAAAACAACGGTGCAACAACCACTGTAAGCACAAACATTTGGCAACTTACATTACAAGATTTAAATGTACAGTTTCCAATTCGTACCGCAGCGCTTGACGACATCGACGGTTTGGAATCAAATGTTGTTAGTGATATGATGGCCGAATTTTCACAAGCCGAAGCCTTTTCAATGATTCAAAACAACGATCAAGGTGCAACCAGCTTACCTTACGGTGGCTCTAACGGCCTGCGTGGTTTGAATCAATACGCAGGCGCAGCAGCTACATATGCAGGTGGAAAAACTACTGTTGCAGCGTTCGGTACAAGTGGCACAGGTTCAAGTGCTGGTTTGCATAGTCTTGCAACTTACGATCAGTTGACATCAAACACTAACGTAGTTGGTGCAGCTAACGTTACTTACAAAGACCTAGTCAACTTTATGTTTGCACTAGCGCCTCAGTACCGTGTGCCGACATCTAAGTTCATGGTTAACTCAACATTCATGTCACAAATTCGTGGCCTAGTTGATGACAATGGCGCACCAATCTTTAACCGCAATATGGGTTTATCGGTTGATGGCGTGATTGGTACAATGCTCGGTTACGATGTTGTAGAAAGTACTTACCTCGATTTGCCAAGTCAATCGGCAACGGGTACGGCTGGCACAACTAGTTTGTACCCCCTGTACTTTGGTGACTTCCAAAAAGGGTTTACCATCGTTGATCGTTTAAATATGATTCTGCGTAGGTACGATCAAACATTGCCAGGCTTTATTACTTTCTACGGTGAAAAGCGTTTAGCAACTTCTGTTGTTGACCCATTTTCAATAGTTCGCTACCGTAGCACCGGCACAGCTACTTAAGTACGAACGGGGGGGGCGTAAAGCCTCTCCCTCACTTTAATTATTTGGACAAAGACTATGAGCTTAATCCTTGAATCAGTAAAGAAAGCCCTCACCGAAGGCGAAGCCACTGTTAATTTAAAAGAGGCATCATCTCTTACTGGCTCGGGGCAAAATGTAGGTGGTCGAGTTATATATGACGTTGCCTTTGCATCTGCGCGTGAACATAATCCATTGCGTAAAGGTGCACGGCTTATTGCCGGCATAGGCTCAGAGCAGGCCTTTGTTGTTAAAACGGGTAACGCTACATTAATTGAAAATGCATCAAATAACCCGTGGGGCTATGGACTAAATAACAATGCAGGCTCGCCAAATATTGCAACCACATTTTGGCAATTGCCCACACGTTCAATAAACGCAGGTGTTCCAGTTCGCACAGCAGTTCTATCAGATATTGATGGACTTGAAGAGTCGATTGTTGACGATTTAATGTTTGAGTTTTCTCAGCAAGAAGCCTTGTCAATGATGTTTAACAACGATCAAGCTGGAAGCACAACTGTGAATTACGGTGCAACTGAGGGCTTGCGTGGTTTAAATTATTATCCTGGTTCAACAAGCGCAGCCGCATTCGGTACAAGTGGGTCAGCAATTACGAACGGCCTGCATACTGTTTTACAAGTAACGCAAGCATCAGCAAGCGCAGTTATTTATGATGACTTAGTTAATTTACAAGCAGCTTTACAGCCACAGTATTTGCATAAAGAATTTACTGCTTACATGATGCACCCGTCAACTATTAGTGCATTGCGTAAATTAAAAGTGTCAGGCACAGCTAACAATTTTATTGAGGTTGGCGACGATGACGGTGGCGCAGCGGTGTATATTTTTGGTCATCGTGTTGTACCTAACCCGTACATGAGCGTGGCAGGTTCAGGCAAGTTTCCTGTTTATCTTGCAGACTGGTCAAGATTCATGACCATTGCTGACGATGAAATGATGACTATCAAGCGTTTTGATCAAACTTCACCCGGCTTTATTTATCTGTTTGCAGAGAAACGAGTTTGCTCGACAGTGCGAGACGTATTTGCAGGCGTGCGGTTGGTTGGTTAAAGGTAAACAATGTCAATTGAAACCCCATTTTTAGGCACTAGCAGAAACCCATTCAACTATGAAAAAGTTGAGCAGGTTGCGCGTGACACTGTTACGCAATGGCTGACACTTGATGAGATTACGCAACAGCTAAATTTATTTCAAGATGAAAGTCAAGACAGTTATTTGAACAGCATTGAATTAGCGACCCGTATGGCAATAGAAGATTATCTTGGTATGTCTATATTCCCCACGACATACGAGGCTTACTACGGCTCGTTTAGTGACCTTAGCACGTCACAGGTTTACTTGGATTTACCAGAAATATCGCAAGCATTTAATGGACAGCCGGGCGTTACGATTAACTCGGTCAAATACTATAACGGTGCAACACCACCTGTACTGACAACATTGGCAAGCTCTAATTATTATTATGATGCTTCAGGTAACCGTGTAGTTGCTACTGGTTTACCGCAGACAAACAATACGGGAAACGCTAACCCAATTGTTGTTAATTACACTTGTAACGCTAACCCAATTTCACAGTACCCAGTTATCAAGCAGGCTGGTTTGATGTTGCTTACTCACATATACAATCAGCGTAGTGATACAACTACCGAGAATTTACGAAACATACCTTTTGGCGTGTCAACTTTGCTTCGACCTTACAAACCTTTGGTGATGTAATGAGCATTGCAAGATTTGAAAACGTAGTTATAAACAACGTTACAAATAGTATAAATTTGTACGGTGAACAAACTACTTCAATTGCAGAATGGTTTACATCACGCGCTATTGTTAAAGATGTGCGTAATAGTTTGCTTATCTCTGAAAGGTATAGAATTTACAGCGATATGGTAACGTTAACGTTTAATTACACACCAAATATAAAGCAAATTGTAGACAATCAAAACTTATTTTCTATCATTTGGCGAGGCAATGAATGGCGTATTGCAGATACATTTGAATCAGATGATCAAATGAAAATAACTTTTAATTGTTATCGTAACGACCCGAGCACGCCTGTATGAGCCAAAATAACCCATCAACGTATGCTCAAGCAATTCAGTATCAATTGGCAAATATCGTTACGCCAATACCGGTGTATGCAAACTTTAATCGTAACTTTGCAAATGAGCCAAAATTTATAACTTGGAATTTGCGTAACATACATCAAGAAGTGTTTACAGGCACAAACCAAAACAACAAAAGCATTGACCGACCAGTATTTCAAATATCAATATTTACAACGTTATTTGAAGACGCTATGAATGTAAGTAATTTAATACTACAATCATTGCATGGTTATAGCGGTCAATTCGGTGGGGCTTCGGGCTTTTACATAGCCAAAGCTGATGTCGATTGGCTTTACAATACATATGATAATGAAATCGGGTTACAGCAAGTCATTTTAGATTGCACACTTGATATTCCGACATAAGACAATATTTAAAATTTACTGTTAAATAGAGGAATTTATCATGGCACTTCCAAATAAAATTTTACCCGGCTTTAGCGCAAGTTTGTACGCGCAACCTACAGCTACTCCAACACCTTTAACAACTGCTGCACTTTCAACAGTCGCAACAGTGGCAGCGTTAGCAATTCCTGCAAACTTGGTTAATGTTGAGGCGGTTCCTGCGTTCGGTCAAGATGACGCAATGGCTAGTTTTTCAATTGCTGGTTCACGTCAATCAGATAAAATACCGACTCAATCAGCACCAACAAGTTTAACGATTACTGCCCCTTGGAATCCAAGCGACTCACAGTTGCTAATCTTGCGAGGCGATGCTTACAACGGTACTATTGATCGCACGTTTGTTATTAGCGCAACCGATGGTACAAATACAATTTATTATGCGTTTAATGGTCGTGTCTCACAGTTTCAAATTGATGCGCAGCCGGGCGCTGAAGCAAAAGCAATTTTTACAGTACACCCGCGTGGTAATCAATTTGGTTGGAGTAATAGTGCATGAAGTTAACCGATGCAGTTAAAACTCTCGCAACTACGAACAGGTCTTTGGACTCGGTAGCTCAGACTTTAATTGTTGACGCTAACGAAGTCCAGGCTGCTTTAAAAACAGTAGAGTTAGGAAGCGTTGACGAAACTTGTTTACAATACTTAGCAAAATTTAACCCTGCTCCTAAACCGAAAGTTAAAAAAGAAGATTAAATATGACCACAACAATACAAAATAATAATCAACTTTTAGACTACCTTTTATCCCAAGCCAATTCCGGCACAAAGAATTGGTTTGGGTTCACTCAGCAACGAATAACGGGCATCATGCTCGCGCATGAAATTGCCTCGCGCCACGCCTATCACATGTCACCCGATGAGGTGACAGATTACGTTATGAAGCTCAATAACAGTATTTACCATCGGTTAATCAAAGGTGATGGTAATGGCAACGGTTGTTAAAGTTGAATTTGAAGGTTGGGCTGAAACAACCGAATTATTTAAACAAATAAGTAATGATTTTGGTGAAAAAGACGCAAGTAACATCATGCGTAGCGCGGTACGTTTATCAATGAAAACCGTGTTAGAAAAAGCGCGTTCCTTAGTATCAAAAGACACGGGCGCATTAGCTGCAAGCCTACAGGTTGAAGCAAGAAAGCCGGGGAAAAAAGATTTTCGTTCTAAATATATATTTCCGGGCGATGTTGTGATAGGAGCAGTAACTACTGCAAGTGGTAAAGTTTTAGCAAAAAAGGCGTTTAAGAATCTTAAAAGTGGTAACAGTAAATTTAAACAAATTGGAATTAAAAGTGATGCAAGAGCAATGGTTTTAGAATTTGGAACAGGTCAAAGAGCACCCAAACCTTTTATGCGACCCGCATTGGAAAGTTCAGCAGCACAAGTTACTGGCACACTAGGTAAGTCACTTGGTGTAGCTCTCGAAAAATACAAAGCAAAACAAGCCAAGAGGTTATTAAAATGAACAGTTTTTCAAAAGCATTTAATATTAACAAAGATGAATTACGCATCAGGTCATTTGAATT